TCAAAAGTCGCCCTTAAAGAAGTTTTGCCATTTTAAGTAATAATTACTGGATAAAAAGCTGTCAAAGGAATATCTGTAACAAACATCCTTGATGAACTTATCAAAATCCAATTCATTTGGAACGATCTTGTTGATATCTGTTCCAGGAAAAGGAAGCTCAACCAACCTCATATTGTGTTGGAGTACTTCCCATCCGCCCATCAATGTTGCATATGCTTTAGTGGTACTTTTTAATTCACTACGGAGGTACTTCGCCGCTGTTTTTTCACCAATACCTACAAGACCAGGAATAGTATCAGAAGTGCATCCAGCAAAACTTTTCACTTTGATCCATTCTTGAGGAGGTAACTTCCATTCTTCCCAGAAGTCTTCAAAAGTATAAAATACTTTCTTAGAAGGATTCCACATACTTGCAAAGTCTAATAGCTGATACATATCAGCATCAGCGGTGATGATAACAAAATCTTTTTCATGGTACATAACAGTGGTCGATATTAAATCGTCAGCTTCATACCCTTTTTGAAAATAACTATTTTTAAATCCCATTGCCGGGATTACTTCATCTCTGATCACATCGAATTGATCAAAGCCCCTTTTCTTATCAGCTTTTTCTTCCTCAGTAAGATCCTCGGTATCTCTTTTTTTATAGCCAGGAAAGAGTTCCTTTCTTTTCGAATCATGAGAGTCCCAACAAAAGATAATATCATTAGTTCTATGTTCTTTGGCGTATGCTTGGAGTTGCATTAAGAAACCAAAGATTACCCCAGTATTTTCATTCTCATAAGACAGAGCATCCATAGTATGAATTGCCCGATGACATAAGAAATGGCAATCTATAACAAGTGTTTTCATTTCAAGGCTTCTTTTTGTAAAGCTTGATACACATCTTCTGGATCACAATCAGGATTAATCTCTTTACATTTTAATTCAAAGAGTTCCCAATTTTCTTCAATAAATTCTACTAAAATAAAAGCATGTTCGGTATTCATAAATAAAATCTCCTTTAAAAACGGACTTTGCGTTTCCGGTCAAGCTTGAACTTGTCTTGAATCTCTTCCCATAGATCTATTACCATTTCACGAAGATCTCCTTCAAGATCGTTCTCCTCAATGTATCTGATAGCAAAGTCCAGTCGTTGGTATTCTTTATCAACAGCAATGTACTTTGAAGAGTTCATCATTTGCTTGTACCATTGTAGATTTGCTCGGACATCATCAATGCCTTGTCCGTATGTGATGTATAGTGGAGCATCCCGGAAACCATTATCAACACTGTTCTTGACAACTGTACATAAGGAAAGAACACCAGTGACCATCTTAACCATCTTACCACTGGCAATCTTCTTCTCAGGCATCAACTTTTCTTTTTGCTGGATTCTGATTCTGACAGAAGCATAGTAAGGAACAGCTTTACCACCAGGAGTTACTTTACCATATTCACCATCCATTTCATGATTGGTGAATACAATTAGCTTGTGACCATCTGCAATTTCAACACTGGTTTTTCTGCAACCTTCGTGTAAATCTTTTGCTTTTCTTTGTCCTCGTTTATCCCCACCTTCTTCCATTTCTTTTGCAGAAACCAGGGCAGCAATACTGTCAATGATCTTAGCGTTAATGACTTTTTTATTTACCGGGTCCCATTTATAAATAGAATTAAAAACATCAGTTACAAGTTTAGGCTGGCTGTAATTCTTTTTATCTAATTCCAGTCCATATATTCTGGCGTATTCTTTATCCAGTCTTGCTTCTGGATCTAAGATATCAGCTTCTCCCCCTTTGAATTGAACACTCGCGGCAATATCAACTGCAAGAGCAGTTTTACCAGACCCACTTGGTCCGTGTAATTCTACCATTATTCCACCAGGTAAGCCACCACCACGGATTCTACCACCACTGATAGCAAGATCCAGCAAAGTGCTACCTGTTGACACCACAAGCTTTGTATCAATAGGGGTATAATGATGTTTCTTGGGTCCTTCTTTTACGGAATCAGTTATTGATTTCTTTGGTGTGTATTCTTCCTCATTTGAATCATTCGAATCATTTTGATCTTGGATAGAATCTTTCAAAGCTTTTCTTCTACTCAATTTACCTTCGGGTTCTGCATCGGGTTTTTTTCTTCTAACAAGGTCTGTCATACTTCCTCCTAAAACGGAATGTCTTGCATCAACGGATCAATAAATAGGTGGGGAGGCAAGGAAGCCTCCCCACCATAATCACCGGATCAACGCCGTCTTCTACGGCTCAGTGTTGTACCTGTTTCCGCTTTCTCATCTGGAGCTTCTTGTGTATCTTCTGGAGTAGATCTCCTTGATCGCCTTGTCGGAGGATCTTCTTCACCTTTATCGTCTTCGGGATCAGGTTCAGATTTCCTGGAACGTCTTACCGGAGGTTCTTCCTCGGGTTCTTCCTTTTTTACACGGGAAGTTCTACCGGATCTTGACGGTGGCGGATCAGAAGCCTCCTCATACGTTTCTTCTTTTTCCAGGGGTTCTTCTTTTTCAACTGAAGGATTACCCATGATTTCAACCAGTTCGTCATAAGTTTTATAATCCAGGTAATCATCAATTGCAATGGCTTGATCCAAAGTTTCATCCGTAATTGGTTCTTCCCTGTCAGTGAACTTGAACCCTTCATAATTGGTACTTTTCCCTTTTCCTACACGGGCGAACTCAACAGTCTTTCCATTATCAGGATCAGCCCACTTAACGAAAGCACCGGTCCTGTTATTTCTGGCAATTGCCATGATGTTCTTTTCTGACAGATGATGAGAAGCTTCCCAGATCATGACACCAGCATCTTCATCCTTATGTGTATCATATACACAGACGTTGTAAACAACACGGCGCTTGGCATTGAAGCTCTTGACGTATTCCTCATCATAATTCTTTTGCTTTTTCAGTTCTGCTTGGAACTCACAGATGGGGCACTTTCCTTTACCCATTCTGGCGGGGCAAAGATAAGAACTTTCAGTAACACCGATACCAAAATGAACAAAGACATCCACATTATGAGTGGCTTTGCCGGGAGCAACATTCGGATGATTGTCACCAGCGAGGAAAGGAATGACATCAAGGATATGACCAGCTTCGGTACAGATCCATTTCTGCAAAGGCATATCATCCGTAAAATAGTCATTGTATTTTCCAGATGCTTCTCTGGTATTATAGGACTGTTCGGTGCGTTCCGTTAGATCATCTGCCCCTGCCTCTTGTCTAAACCTACTTTTCTTGTTCGCCATGTGTCCTCCTTGTTAATCTGTCATTTGATTGCAATGCTGAGGTTAGATCCTTTCTGCTTAGATACGCGTCAATATCCTCTTGCATCTTTGCAGGAACAGCAGTAAGTTGGCCCCAATAGCCAGTAACGTAAAGTTGACCAGCTAATTTAAGGGATTGTCCTTTAGTCAATATTGATTTAAAAGCTCCAACAGCTTCATTAACATATTTGTCAAGTTGGAGAAGATCAAAGGATATATCTTGCACCTCTTGAATTAAATCAACTGTGGAGTTTATTGCTCCTTCCGTTATCTTTGTGGGGATTCCCCAATCTTCTGGATTCATTCTAACGTCCAGACTTAGTTCAGCCCGTTTCAGATGGAGACGTAATTTCAAAGCATCCCTTTCATCAGTAAGATTTGTTACATACCTGGAATACTTTTCATGCAAAGATGGTTGAACGAAAACTTCTTGACCAAGACGGTTAATGTCCAAGTAAGTGTCTTCTTCAAACTCTTCCCCAAGGATAATCTCTGTCTTAATTTCGGTTGTTTTTAATTTCATATTCATATCTCTTTAAATAACATTAAAAGAAAAAAGTTTCAAGCTATATTACAGGTCGTGTACTGCGATTAGAGTGATAAAAACAGTGTTTCCCTGTGATTTAATGCTTTTATCTATCGAATCACTGCACATTAACGAATCACTTCATTAATGAAACCTGGAAACAACTCAATACCAGACCTGCTTTACCTGAATCATAGTAATTATTTTCAAAACATTCCATGATTTCAGCAGTTGCTTGGTTCCCATCTGAAAGGAGCATGGTAGTGAACCAATTAAGAACACCTATTCTAACAGATTCAGGTTCACCAGTCATGTTTTTTAAAAAAGCAGAGTAATCTTTCCATGTAGATCTTGGAGTTTTCAAAAGATCACAAAGGATTTTAAGATCCCCAACTTGTGGAACACCTTGTTCAATGACATCAAGCATATCATCATAGTCTGCCATGTCTATGATCATGTCCAGCAGTTTAAGGGCATCCCGACACGCACCATTGGAATTGTCTGCAATTGCTTTGATCACTTCTTTGTCAAAAGCTTTCGCATCCTCTTCCCCTATCTCTTCAACCAGGATCTCATTGATGAAAGGAACCATCTTCTTAGAAGAAACAGGAGCGACTTTAACAGTTGTACACCGAGAATGAATTGGTCTAATAAGTTTCTCGGGGTTTGTGGTGCAAAGAAAGAAGTACACGAATGACGGAGGATCTTCCAGCAATTTCAACAATGCATTTTGTGCCTCTTTTGTGAGCATTCCGGCCTCATCCAAAAGGTAAACTTTAATCTTACCATTTCTTGGATATAGGGAAGCTTTCTCCTTAATAATTCGGATAGTTCCAATACCTCTGTCATCACTGGCATTGTACTCTTTGAAATCCATAGGGTCACAACCCAGTTCATCTTTGGTGATACGAGCTAATGTAGTCTTCCCGCATCCTGATTCCCCCACAAACAACCAAGCATGAGGAATCTTCTCTATTGGTTTTTCTAACAGAGCGACTATTGACTTGATTGTGGCTTCATTTCCTACCATTTCATCAAATCTATTAGGTCTGTATAGAATCGGTAATGGTTCTGCCCGGATATCAGTCATTTTTTTCACCATCTTCCCCGTGTTTCATGAGTCGCAAGAGTTCAGTATGAAAACCATCTACCACAGGGGAATGACCAGCTTCTTTCCCGATAAGTACATAAATATTCATTACCTCATCTTTGTTCAATACTTTGGCAGCCATAGCAATGATCATTAGAATGATCCATCTAAACAAGATGTTATCCATAACCTCTCTCTTCGGAGATTTACCTCTGTGATTACCTTTTGAATCTAAAATGCCACTCATTTAATCCTCCTCCTTGTGTATAAGGTTATACTCTATTTTCTTCCACTTCTTTTTAGCTTTTGTTTCCATTTCTTCAAGTGTCTCCTCCCATTTCCATTTAAACATTCTGGCAAAATCACCATCTAATAAGGATACTTCTGCATCAGCTTTCATTTCTACCGGTAACCATTTATATTCATCAGACAGTTCTTTGGTGTACTTTTGAAACTGTCTGATTACTTTTTGGTATTCATTTTCAGGGGAATCAAAGAACCCTGAATCATGAATCTGACCACAGAGTTTGGTTTTCATTCCTTCTTTTTTCAACCAATTAAACATCTTCAACAAAACAATAAGCAGGAGGTGAAAACTTGTTCCTTGAATTGGATAATTAGCAACCTGTTTCCAATCCATATATCCAATAAATTCAAAATCGAAGAAAGTGGTTATTTTGAAACCATTATCTTGATATATTTTCTGGAGATCTTTCCTCCATTCCGCATATACTTTGAACCGTGTTCCCCACATTATTTCTTCCGCTCTTTTACAATGAGCAGTAAACTTTTTTAAAGTACCAATATTTTTACTTTTCAATACTTCTAAGCAGGTCCTGCCATCTTTTAACTTTTCATCTTTGTGTTCCCACAAAGCTTTTGCACATGATCCAAAATAATCACCGTAGAACTGTGGGAATGTCCAACAATTCTTAACATAGAACCGGACCATATCAGATATGTTGTCAATGGAAGTACACCAAATATCAGCGGCACCATCCCGATGCATATCAGTATCTTTATCCAGTAAATAAGAAATGAGATTGGGATCAAGATTATAAGCGGAACTTGTTATGACTTCTGCCCCACTATAATCAAGCTCAATAAGTCTATTTCCTGGTGTTGGTTTCAATCCAGAACGAGTGATAAGCTTAGACAGTTCATCCCTCTTCGGAATATTTTGAAAATTCCTAATGTTATGAAGTTCGTTAAACCTCTCCATTGTTAACCAATGGTAGCGGACTATATCATATTGTTGAAAAACAATCCAGGCGCTTCGACAACACTTGTTGCCTACTCTACTCACTTCCGAAGATCTATTCATTTTCTTTTCTCCGTGTTTTCGATAGTCTCTGCACCTTTTCGTAATCTATTATGAAGTTTAGAATGATCACCTAAAGACATTAGTACCAAATTTTCAATTTTATTATTGGATTTATCTAAATCTTTATGGTGAATACAATGGCCTTTTGGAATTTGTGTTATTTTATTATATAAGCAATAGACTTCATGGTGTTCAAAAATATATTTAGATCCTTTTCTGGCGGTATACCAATCTGGTTTAGTTACCATTTTATATCCAGCTTTTTCAACCCATTCACCATTAATCCATCTAAAAGAATCTTTTCCTTTTTTACCAAAACTTGGATTATTACTACCAATTCTTGATTTGGAATAATTATTTCTTTTACGTTCCCGCCTTTGCTTAGAAGAAAAATTCTTGGAAATAGTATTGAACGTGTGTCTATACGTTCCTCCAAGGTAATCGGCAATTTGTTGAATTGTCAAATCCGATTCTATAAATAATCTACAAATTTCTGGTTTTAAAGACCAAAGTTTTTTTCTATGTCCTTCATTTAGTGTCATCATGTACCTCTTATGGTAGATATGCGTTATTACGAACTTGGCTCAGGATTGCCCTATAGGGTTTCCCTGAGTTCACCTGGTTTAAGCGGCCCAATTTAATTTAGGCCTGGTGGAACTGGAACGTAAGCTTCTGGCAATAAAAACATTAAAGCTTGGATGAATCTTTCCATTAATTACTTCTC